GACGTAGTTGGGCTTACTGAAGTAGTTGGGCTTACTGAAGTACTTGTAGACGTAGTTGGGCTTACTGAAGTAGTTGGGCTTACTGAAGTACTTGTAGACGTAGTTGGGCTTACTGAAGTAGTTGGGCTTACTGAAGTACTTGTAGACGTAGTTGGGCTTACTGAAGTAGTTGGCTTAGTGCTTACAGATACAGACGTAGTTGGACTTACAGATGTAGTTGTAGTTGGGCTTACAGATGTAGTTGTAGTTGGACTTACAGATGTAGTTGTAGTTGGGCTTACAGATGTAGTTGTAGTTGGGCTTACTGAAATAGTTGGCTTAGTACTTACAGATACAGACGTAGTTGGGCTTACCGAAGTAGTTGGCTTAGTACTTACAGATACAGAGGTAGTTGGGCTTACTGAGGTAGTCTGCGTTGGCCCTTGAGTTGGCCCAGAAGTAATTATTGTCGTGGGGTCATCACTTCCTACCCCATTAATAGTCAAAGTATCTACTATGTCTGTTCCGCCCGTGGCAGTAGGAGAAGGTGTAGTCGTAGTAGTAACTGAAGTGGTTTGAGTCGGTGCAGTAGTAACTGAAGTGGTTTGAGTCGGTGCAGTAGTAACTGAAGTGGTTTGAGTCGGTGCAGTAGTAACTGAAATAGTTGGGGTTGTACCTAATACAGTGTCTATTTTTGTTTGGGTGTCTGCATCTAGGTCACCATAAATATCGCCCGCTTCTGCAAGTACGTCCGCATCTGCTTTTTCAAAGAGTTTATCAAGTTCTTTTGTTTTCGCGTTTGTTAGTATGTCGGATAGAACATCATCGTCTGCGTACCCAACCACCCTATTTACGGTATGCGTACTTGCGTTACCGAGGGCTTCTAAAAGCTCATCTGCTGTAGACGTTGCGCTGACTCTAGCACTTTCAGGCAGTGTGCCAGCATCTACTTGGGCGTTTACATCGGTTACAACTAAGTCAATTACCCCCGATTGATCTAAATCGTCTTGGAATAACGGGCCAACAAAATCTTCGTTTTTTAACAATTCAGGGTCGTTTACAGCAAGCCATCCCTCAGTAGCAGCCGAACCTTTTGCGTCAACAACGGTTTCTAAATCAGTAGTTCCGTTTAGTACTGAATTATATACAACGTCTCCAGCTTCCGCGTCTACAAGCTCTTGTACGGTTGTAGAGTCATTTAAGTCCGCCTCTACTTTTCTACCCGTACCCGTATCAGTTACAGCAACACTGCCATCTTCATATATGGTGTAAGTAGTACCCTTTGTTATCTTGTTACCTTGGGAGTCATATAGAGCAGAACCGTCGGGTAATAAACTAGTTCCATCTCCATCTATCTGAGCCGATTGGTCTGTTACCCCTAAAGTTTGATCTTGGGTAGCAACTACTAAGTCATCCGACTCGTTTGTTATTTGCGCTTGGTTCGTATCCGCACTGCTAGTACTCCTCGGAATGTAAGTAGCGGACCTAGTGTTACCCGGTGTAACCGCTTCTATAATAGTCTGTACTATTGTTCCTGTTAAACCACCAAGCTCAATGGCTTCTCCGGTACCTTCAAATAAGTCTATGTCGGCGTCATATACGTTTATACCTATGCTGTTCTGTATTGTTTCTTGGGCAGCTTCTTCTATAGCTTCGCCCACTCCAGCCATAGTAACTTTCTTGGTCTTGTTTACAACATTGTCGGCAAGAATTTCGCCCACTTTGGTAGTAAACACTTTTTCAACGCTCTCGGGTAAAAGCTTATCCAACATTTTACCGGGGCCAAGAAAAGGTTCTATAAGGCCGGGGAGAGTGCCTAGTGTCCCCGCAACGTCTATTTCCCCTTCTGTAGCGTCCGCTTCAACCGCACGTCTAATAGCTTCTCCCGCAGATGAAGCCACCGCATAAACCAACTGCCCAGCTTTGACTAAATTCCCACCCGGAATAAAATAAACCGCGCTTCCGCCCGCGCCTTGAGTAACTGCCCTTGTAGTAGAGTCTTCCCACCCTTCACCGGCAGGAAAATAGTCTTCTATTATATTTTGAGTAGTTTCGTCTATGTAGTCTCTTGCCCCAGCTTCGTACTCTTCTGGAAGTATTTGAGATACCGCAGTGGCTACGTTGCCCAAAGTGCCTGTTAACCCTGCTCCTATACCCTTACCGGCTTCACTTAAAAACTCAAGCCCCTCATCAAGACCGGGCAAAAAGAAATCACCTTGTTCCGCAGGTGGGGCCGTATCACTTAAATCAATGGTGTTGTTGTACGCAGCTTCTATGGCGCTTACAGGTAGCCCAGTGCTCCTAGCTACGTCGTCTATAGATACTAAACCTGTATCAAGAAAAGCAGTGGCTGCGTCAATCTCTTCTTGGCTAGCGCCATCAGTTAAGTCTATGGTACCTAAAGAAGCTAACATGTCCTCTTTAGTCATAGGCGGAGGGCGAATGTCCGGCCCTTCTTCAAGAATAGAGTTCAGGTAATCATTTTGCATTGCGGCAGAAACAGCGCTAGTTACTGGGTCTCTAACCCCTTCATACCCTGCAAGCGGATCGCCGTATATATCACTGGCGGTTAAGTTTGCCGCAAAAATATCACGTAATTCTTCACTAGTGAGGGTACGGTCACTTCCTATACTATCTGTTGTGGGCGCTACGGCCCCATCGGAATCATAAGCATTGGGGTCTGCGCCGAGTAAACTATCTACGGAGTTGTTGTTTTGCGCGTCAACGGTTAAAACCCCACTTCTTATATCGCCCGCACGACTGTACGTCCCCGTGCTCGGGTTATAGACCATACTGTCGTCGTTTAAATAACTCTCAGTACCCATATCTAACCTACGGAGGTGTTGGTCGCACTTCGGGGAGTGCGGAAATAAAGTTAATTGTTAGTACAGCAGATGTTACGCCCGGATGAGGGGTTGCCGGAGATACAGCAGGGGGCACGGTTGTCATAGTGACATTTATATCGTCAGAAACCCACGTCATCTCAACGTACTCACCCGCTGCCAAATCCAAGTTGAAGTTCCAGATTACCTCGTCTATCTCACCAGAACCCTGTAACACAAATTCCCGTGCTGTGTACCCCAGATCAGTGCCGTTACGCGTAATCCACAGGTATATATTTTTAGCAGAAGCCGAACCGCTAGCTACCTGCCCGATAAACTGAAAGTTGTAAACCCCTGAATACGTTGCAGTTATCTCGCTATCCGTACCCCCGTCCAACACAAACCCGCTTTCTAAGTACGTCTGGTTGAACGTTATTACCTGCGCCGTGTCCACCACTGCTATCGGTTGATCTACCGTAGAGAAGTATAACGCATTAGGCACGTCTAAAAACCTACCGCCAAGCTCCCCAAATACGTTGTTAACCGCGTTGGCTACAAGGTTAAAAAACAGACGCAGGATGTTATTCAGGTCATCCAGATACTGCTTAAGCGGCCCCGCCTTGGGTATGGGTAGTGCAGGGGGCTGAACTTTTTGTACGAGCCTTTCCTGCGCCATTAGCCCCTCCTGCCGTCAGGACGCATATCCAAACGTGGTATACCTAACTTCCAAGCCACACCTAACTCAGTGGACTCGATCTTAAACGCCATCTGCCTACCACGTACCCGCACAAAGACCTGCCCTGTAAACTGCTCAATGGGCACCGTGGCCGAACGGGTTACCGTAGCGCTGCTGTTACCGCCTTCTGATAGCGGGTTGTTGTACCCAGAACCGGAGTTCTCCATTGGAGATAGCGTCATAGTAGCCGCAGGGCTATCAGCGGTTGAACCCTCAAACGTTACGTCAGGTAACATTCTCTTAACAAACATAAACTTATCGCCGTCGTCCAAGTCAAACTCAGAGGATATTAGCGTAGCTGTAATCGGGAACGGCGTAGTAGTTTCTTGGCAGTCGTAACCTACTTCATGCGTTACCAAGTTGTTGCTGTACGTAGCCGCCATAGGGTTTTCTCTCAGGTCGGCGTCGATCCAAGCGCTGCGCGATAGCGTGCCGTAGTACCAGATTTCTTGCAGGTAGTTGTACACCACGTAGCGGTCGTTCTGGGTAGAGTCGGCAGAACAGTAGAACCACCAAATCTCATCGAACCGCTCGTTAGTACCGGCAATCACCTGTGCATACTGAGAGAAGTTAAAGTCGTTAAATATATAGCTGCGGATTGAACAGGGTAGCGTCTTAACCGTACCGTCGTAGTAATAGAACTTATCCGTACCCATCCAGTAGGCTATGTTGCCTGAATACACCGCTGCGTTAGTACTAGCTATGGTGATGTTGTCACCGAGGAGCTGCGCACCCCAAACCTCTGGAGCACCTAAATACTGCATGCCATACAGGGCGGTGTCAGTCCAGACCAGTATTTCTTGACGTGCTTGTATGGCGGTAATGATCTCACTACCACGGGACAACCGCAGGCTACCTGCTTGGTTAGTGGCCGCAGGCGTCCAGTTAGCTACGTCTTCTTGGTCAGACCAACGGATAAGCATAGGATCAAGCACGCTAGTACCCAGATCGTTCGCACCAAAGCAGAACGCAAAGCGGAAGATGTCAGACACGAATGCCTTATTAACTATGACAGGAACGTCTGACGCACCGGCAAGCGAAGACACATAGACCGCACGAGTAGTAACCGCGTTGGTTGCATCCCAGTAGAAAAGCTCGCCACCACGGTAGGTAAAGAATAAGTCCTCACCGAAGTTAGCTTGGCTCCAGAGCCGGATAGGCGCATCAGTAGTACCACCAAAACCCCACGTACCTGCACCCCAAGTACCGCCAGACCAACCAGTAAATGGCACAGCAATCTCGTTACCTGTATTTATTTGATAGGCCGCAGTAACAGTTCCGCCACCCGTGGCAGTAGAAGAAGCCGTAGTCTCCGCAGTAATAGTGTAGGAATCTTCGTCGATCAGGCTTATCTGGTACTCGTTGTTTAAAGTCAGACCACCAACTGCTGTAGCCCCACTAAACGTAACAAAGTCGCCTTCAAGCGCACCGTGTGCGGTGTCTGTAACCGTAACAACCGCAGAGCCGCTAGTAGTATCAAAGGGGTCGGTCAGGGTCACCGTGGACCGGATAGGGGTAATGTCGTAGTAAGCCCCACCACGCTCGATGTAGTACTTGAGGTTAGTGCCTACTGTGACGAGGTTTTGCCCTTGGAGAGTAACCCAGTTGAGCATAGACCGGCAGACGCCAAGAAAAGTTTGGTTTGACAGGCGCACCCACCCACCGATCTTCTGAGGCATACCCCGTCTGAAACGCACTTTGTTGGTCTCGTACCAACCGCCTTCGGCTGCGTAGCGCGTATTCTCGCGGTCAACTCCGGGCTTGAATTGTAGTTTCTGAAGCGGCATTTCTTAACCTCATTATAGGTAGTTACCCGTCTCAATCATGTAGCAGAGTTCGGTAGCACGACCCTTAACGTCCCGACTCCATTTGGAATCTAGGAACTCTTTTGCTGCGGTTGTATAGTCGGCAACTTCCATAGCTGCCAATGCGCGCTTGAAACCACGAAGCCTCGTAGCACCAAGGTTAAAACTAATGTCAATCATAGCATCTTTTCGTACATCATCAAGACCCCTAAACCACGGATATTCCGAAGAAAGTTCCTTAATAACGCGTACTATGTCGTTCTCTAGCAGGTAGTCAACTTCATCCTCGGACAGCCCCATACCGGACTTCGAGATGTTCCTACCCACACCAATGGTTTCGTATCCGGCAGAACACAGGTAAACGTGGGACCTTACGCCCTCATGGCGCTTGAGCATATCAAGTAGTTTTTCGGTCACTAGTCGCAAAGCTCGGCTAGTTCTTTCCAGTCTTGCGCAGTCCAGTTAGAGGTGTCCACAGAGGCAGGAAGCTCAACCGTAATTCCGGAAACGTTAGCCCCAAGCACAGCACCGGCCGCGTTCGTGTTGCCTTTCAGACAGGCCATAGCGTTGTCCTCCGGCGTAATCTCTAAGCTATTCAACTGGGTACAAGCAGGGAGTGCAAGCAGCACTGCGCCTAAAATAAGTAATCTCATGAGAACCATCCTTTAATAGACTGAAACGTACGCACTGGGTAGTACAGAGCGCCTGACTTAAACCGGCCCAGACCTAGTACGCTCAGTGCTTCTCGAAACACCTTATCCGCCTGCTTTTGGTTCTTAACAACGCCGTCGCCGTGGGTGCATAAGTAATCGTGGACCACGGCTGCCTTCCGGTTTTTAGCATTGGCTACGGGGACTATCCACCGGAATATTCTGGGGACACTCGCCAGATCAGTGCAATACCCCGCAGGCACAGTCACTGTGCGCCCCAGAACGTCGCTATAATACACCAGTGGGGCGTGTAGCCGCCATCCACCATCCACAGCTTCGGCAACTAGCGCGGTCTGGAAGTGGCTCATGATACGCACCTAGGGCTTGTTAAAAAAGCTAAAGTAGGACCCCGTTAGCAGGGCACCCAAGAATATGTAGGTAAAGGTCTTAATCAAGGTATTTGCCGCAGTACGTTTGGCCGAGCGCCAAGAGTCTAGAAGGTCGCGTATTTCACGCATGTCATGAACAGCGTCGTCGTCTTGTAAACCCACGTCACGTAAGGCTTTTTTGGCCCCCGCCTCCGCAGCACGCTGTATCATCGCTTCTAGCTCTAACTCGGTCATCTCATGGGTACTCCTACTGCTTTAAAACAAACTAAATAGCGTCTAGTTCATCATGCGTAGTACAGGCGTTAATAGCTACAATACGGGCATCTTTAACAGCTTTAGCCGCACTTACGGCTTCTAAGTCCCCATCGGTTGCAGTGTCGTCCATTTCAACCTGTAGTTGATCGTTAGCCACTTGTTGGAACTCAGACTTAGCTCGGCCGATTAAACCAGACTTACGCTCGTCAGCAGTAATATCACGCACTGCATAGACAATCTGTACGGGGTCCGTAGTTATGTCGAACGTGTGGCCGTCTAGGGTTTGGCGGTTTTCAACTACGTCGGGTTTTACTTCGACCGCTGACTTCCAACCAGACTCGCCCGCAGGAGGCTGCGTGTCCCAAACTTGTTTTACTTCGTTGTTTACTATTTTTACAAATAAAGACATGAGAGTCTCCTTTAATTATATTCCGGTTTTGTCGTCGGAAAGTTTAATAGCTAGGGGCTGAGGCGAGGATCTCCTCGTAAGCTTGCTGCCCTTCTGCTGAATTCCGGTATTGCCAAAACAAAACTATTTCTTCTGTTGTAAGCTCTTCCCCGCTGATATTTTCTTTCGCCCAATCTTGCAGTACTTTTAGCTCTATGGTTTCAGGGCAATCTCTGTTTAGCTCAATAGTTTGAGTTTTTGTACTCATGATTTTTCCTTTAATCGAAATACTGGTAATTGCAACCATACATACCTTTGTTTGCGGTTAGTCCGGGCATAGCTTTTGTTACTATAGTGTGACCTCCTGACCCGTCTAACGTCATTTTAGACATACTGTGCTGGTACGGGGAAACCGTCTGTCTATGCCATATGTACATATTGTCTCCGGCCCCAATAACCATCTGTACGCTTTGGTTGCTCCCCCCTATAGCAGATTGCACATCAATGGCCCAATCTATATTAAAAGAAGTATCACACTTAAAAACCACTGCGCTCGAATTTGATGAACAGCAAACGACGTTTGTAGAAATAGCCGTAAAGCAGCTAGTGCCGGGGTAAGCACCCGCTGCCGCAAGTATGTCACCAAAAAAATCAGAAATAACAACTGTTCCACCCGTCGCGGGGGTATACATATAGTCTCCATAGCCGCCTGTAACCACCAAAGCTACGTCTTTAGTCACAGGTGCAATACCTTTGACTCGCGGGTATGACTGGCTAGAGCCAAGCGCTGTACTAGCAAAGGAAGGTGGGTTGTAGGGGGTTTGGTCTTTTGCTATATAAACGTACTGCCCCGTACCCCAAAGAGCGCCCATATTAACCATATAATCGCCAAAAGTAGGGTTGGCTAGAGCATCGCGTTGCAGCATGCGCGTTAAGGGGGCCGTGGTCTGAAAAGCGGGTTGACCTTGACTGTAGGAACTATAACTGGCACTAGAGGTAAAGGTTAAGTAAAAGTTAGAGGACCCTACGTTATAGTGAGGGTAGGTTGTAGTCATCCAACGATTTGCATCGGGATTATATGTAACCTGCCCGAAAGAGCTTCCATAAGAAGGAAAGTTTTGAGGGTCCATTCTATAATAGGTAACACTGTTAGAAGAACTAACAGAAGCCATGTTCTTATAGCTAGCGTTAGTTGTGTTTGCACTTGCAAGAGCAACTATCTTACCCCCCTGCGCTTCGCATACGTTAACAAACCCGTTTGACGCCATATAGTTTGAGCTTTGTTGGCCAAGGTCTATAATGGTATTAGTGTTAAAATTGTATATTTTATGGTCAGAGGTATAAGTGCCGCTGTAGTAAGGAATAAATATACGTTCCCCGGTAAATCCTAAAGATAGCCCTTGAGTCGGCCAAATACCTTGCTTCACATAATCCGCAACTTGGTCCATAGTCCAAACGCCGGACGCGGCACCATTTTCCAATGGCCCATCTGGCACTGGTCCGTCTTTAGTTATAAACCCGCCGGGCCATTTTCCGCTCATTTTACTCTCCGCAGCGTTTGCTTCTCGCTAAGTCGCTCTTTAATCTTAGTAAACGGGGCTTCCCAGTTACCAAACACTTCCTGCCGCATCAGCTTCATTGTATCGTAGTAAGGGCAAGTTTCACCCTCCTGTGCGTATAAAAAGTAAGGCATAACGGGAATAATCACCCAAGTCTCAACACCCATAGCAGCCGCTAAGTGGCTTACCGAAGTACAAGAAGAGATAACTAAATCGCAAGAAGCCGTAGCCTGTCGCGTGTCTTCCCAAGTATCTAACGGCACCTGCTTAACCCAAGGCGGGCAAGCCTCCGCACCCTCATCGCGCTGTAAACTAATAAACTCCGCGTCAACACCTTCAAGGGCATTAAACAGCAGCTCATACGGGAACTTCTTCTGGTGTTCTGCTTCAAACGCCGTCTGCCCCTGCCACCGTAGTCCAATGCGCTTGCGGAAACCCTTAATGGTTTTAGGCTTAGTTATGTACGCCTCGCCACTTAAATCCTCTAACTCAAACCCAAGCGGGACTATAGCCGACATGCCTTGCACGTAAAACTCGTGGTAGATACCAAACGCCGCTTCGTGCTGTATAACCGAGCTTACCCCCTCAACGTCCACGAATAGTGAGGCAAGAGGACCCGAGCAGGCTACGATAACCTTGCACCCACGAGCAGCAATATGCTTAGCAAACCTAACTTGGTGTATCTGGTCGCCTAGACCCCCTTCGAGGTAAAGCATCACCGTGCCCTTGGTCTTTCCGTCCCACGGTTGTGTAGGTACGTTAGGGGCTTTATTACCGAAAACACCGGCCCGTCGCCCACGGTCTAAGAGCTGATAGCCCTTTTGTATCTGACCTTGGCGCAGTAAGTACCACCCACGGTTATAGGCAGCGCGGTGGTTGTTCGGCTCGTCTTTTTCGATCTTCTGCGCTAACTGCCACCCTTCAGCAAAATTACCCATCTTAGACGCAGCTAACTGGAGGTCTAGGTCATGTAGCTCGGGGGTAGTGCGTGGTCGATCTAACCAAAATTCCGGCTGACAGAACATGCCGTAGTGGTGCTTAAGTACGTCCTTGGGGTCTTCGCTGTGCTGCTTTGCAAGCACCGGCGCTATGTCGTGCATACCCGCATAACCATGTATTTCTTCGTCGTCTTCTTGAACGCTTGTGCCGTCAATAGCCGTAAAGTCGTAGTCAAAGTCGGGCAAGCCCAAAAAGGCGTGAATGCGATCAAGCTGTGACTTAGGGTCTGCAATAAGGTCTTCGTATTCTACCAAGCAGAAACACTCGGGGTCGTACTGATAGCCCGTCTGTAGCGTAATGTATGCCGCTTTTAAATGCTCAGATAGCTGACCCGACTCCATAAAGGCATCAAGGTCATCGGGCTTAGCTACACGGACAAAGGACGCCATGCAGTCGGGAATAGAGCGCACAGTAGCAATGATCTTAGGCTTAGCGCCTACCACTTCAGTCATCGCCTGCATAATCTGCGGGATGGGCCAACCACGGCCCTTGTCTATAACAACCGGCGCGTCAACGTCTTTGTAAAAAGCGTCAATAACCCCGCGCATAGAATCAACCAGTATCTTGTGGTTAGCCTCATCTGCACGCAGAAGACCCGTCGAGTGCCACGTATTAGCCATACCATCCAAAGCAAATACCAAACCCGACGTGGTAGAGACGTGAGTCTGTTTGTTCTGGTTAAGTATCGCCGCAAGTACCGTAGAACCTGATCGGGGAACGCCTGACATAAAGTGTAGTTGTTTTTTCATAGTTATGTGGTTCTTGCGGTAGTTACTAAAGATGACCCAGTTGTAGACATTTTAGAGAGTGTACCCCACGTAGTAAGCGATCCTATTTGTACTGGAGAATTGCGGCTAGTGGTAGTGCCATCGCCTAATTGACCGAAAGCGTTATAGCCCCAAGCGTATAGTTTGCCGTCGGTGGTGGTTGCTAAAGAGAAAAAATACCCTCCGGCAACTTGCAGCCATGTAGTAAGAGCGCCCACTTGTACCGGGGAACTGCGGTTTCCCAACGCCCCTATACCTAATGCGCCGTAGCTATCACTTCCCCAAGTCCACAAAGTACCGTCTGTTTTAATTGCTTGCCCCCTATATGCACCGGGACCAAGTGTAGTCCATGTAGTGAGTGCTCCTATTTGCACGGGAGAGTTGCGGGCCGTGGTGTCTCCTAATCCTAGTTGACCGAAAGGGTTATATCCCCATGACCAAAGCGTGCCGTCATTTTTAAGTGCCAAACAGCTAAATTTATACCCCGAGACCTTCGCCCACGTAGTCAGCGATCCTACCTGTACTGGAGAATTGCGGGTAGTGGTGTCGCCTATTCCTAGTTGGCCGTGGTTGTTAGCCCCCCAAGCCCAAAGCGTGCCATCGGTTTTAATAGCATAACTAGCATTGTACCCCGCAGAGATTTTAGACCATGTAGTAAGAGAACCTACTTGTACCGGAGATGAGCGGTTAGTGCCGTCGCCTAAGCCTAGTTGGTTGTCCCCGTTATAGCCCCAAGCGTAGAGTTTACCGTCGGTGGTGGCTAAAGAGTATTGATAACCTCCGGCAACTTCCGCCCACGTAGTCAATGCGCCTACTTGTACTGGAGAATTTCGGTCAGTAGTGTCGCC